ATGACGGCGCAGAAGGGTAAGGACCTCCTGTTGAAGGTCGACACCGACGGGGCAGGGAGCTTCACGACGGTCGCCGGGCTTAGGGCCCGCATGCTCGCCTTCAACGCCGCCCCGGTCGACATCACCGACCAGGAATCGGCCGGCCGTTGGCGCGAGCTTTTGGAAGGCGCCGGCATCAAGACCGCGCGCATCACCGGCAGCGGCATCTTCAAGGATGCGGCCTCCGACGAGACGCTGCGCCAATATTTCTTCGCCGGCACGGTGCGCGAGTGGCAGGTGATCGTGCCCGATCTCGGCACCGTCGAGGGCCTCTTTCAGATCGCCACGCTCGAATATGGCGGCCAGCATGACGGCGAGGTGACGTTCGATCTCAGTCTCGAGTCGGCCGGCGCGCTTTCCTTCACCGCCGCCACCTAAGCTTAGAGGGAGGTCATCATGGTCAACCGCCACAGGGGCGAGATCGAGGCTACGCTCGACGGCAAGAGCTACCGGCTCTGCCTCACCCTCGGCTCGCTCGCCAAGCTCGAACACGCTTTCGGCGAGGACGACATGCTCGCGGTCGCCGAGCGCTTCGAGGCGGGACGCATCGCCGCGCGCGACGCCATCAGGATGATCGGCGCGGGCCTCAGGGGCGCCGGTTACGACATCGGCGACGAGGCGGTCGCTGCGATGCGCGCCGAAGGGGGGGCCGCCGGCTTCGTCGACATCGTGGCGCGGCTCCTCGCCGCCACCTTCACGGCGGCGCGGGCTACGGAGGGGAGCGACCCTTTCGGCGCAGGGGCGCCGGCAGGCTGAGCGAAACCTATTGTAGCAAGGCCGCGCGCGCAGAGCCTTTTCCCTGGGATGAGGCGATGGAAGCAGGTCTCGGGGTTTTGCGGCTGCCGCCGCACATCTTCTGGACGATGACGCCGCGCGAGCTCGAGGCGGCGCTTAAGGGCGCATTCGGCGTTAGCCGCCAAGCGGGCCCCATGTCGCGCGCCGATCTCGCGGCGCTGATGAATTTGCATCCCGATTGACCGAGGTGAGCCGGCATGGAGCCAAATGACGGATTGTTCGTCGTCATCGGCGGCGATATCGCCCCCTTGCGCAGCGCGCTCAGTGAGGCGAGCCGCTTGAGCGGCAGGTTCGCCAACGACCTCACCCGCGCCTTCGAGGATGCGGCGATCAAGGGGCGTTCGCTGTCGGACGTGCTGCGGCAGCTCGCCTTTTCGCTGTCGAGCCACGCGCTCGAAGCGGCGCTTGCGCCACTGACGCAAGCCTTGGGCAGCGGCCTCTCCCAGCTCGTGGGCGGCGGGCTCAAGTCGGTGCTGCCTTTCGCCAGCGGCGGGGTGATCGCATCCCCGGTGGCCTTTCCCTTGGGCGCGCGCAAGCTCGGCATTGCCGGCGAGGCGGGGCCTGAGGCCATCCTGCCGCTCGCACGCGGGAGAGACGGGCGGCTCGGGGTCAGGGCTGAAGGCGGAGGCAATGCGCTCAACGTCACCTTCAACGTCACCGCGCAAGACGCGCAGAGCTTCCGCCGCTCGGAAGGGCAGATCGCGGCCATGCTCAACCGCGTGGTCGGGCGCGGCGCCCGGAACTTGTAGAGATGGCATTTCACGCGGTGCGCTTTCCCGCCGGGATCTCGCTCGGCGCGTCAGGTGGGCCCGAGCGGCGCACCGAGATCGTGGTGCTCGGCTCCGGCGCCGAGGAGCGGAACAGCCGCTGGGCCGATTCCAAGCGGAGCTACAATGCCTATGGCATCAAGAGCGTCGACGATCTCTACGCGGTGATCGCCTTCTTCGAGGAGCGGCGGGGGAGGCTGCACGGCTTTCGCTGGAAGGACTGGTCCGATTACAAATCCTGCGCGCCGGGGGCAACGCCGTCGGCCCTCGACCAGGAGATCGGCGTGGGCGACGGCGCCACCGCCGCCTTCCAGCTCGCCAAGATTTATGGCTCTTCCTTCGCGCCTTGGAGCCGCGCCATCACCCAGCCGGTCGCGGGTTCGGTGCTGGTCGCGGTTGACGGCCTCGCGCAGGCGCCGGAGCGCTTCGCCGTGAACACCAGCACCGGCGTGATCAGTTTCGTGGCCGAGCATATCCCGGGCGTTGGTGCGGCGGTGACGGCGGGCTTCGAGTTCGACGTGCCGGTACGCTTCGACACCGATCAGCTCGAGATCAATCTCGGCCAGATCGAGGCGGGATCGATCCCGCATATCCCCATCGTGGAGATCAGGCTGCCATGAGGGTGCTCTCAGCGAGCCTACAGGATCATCTCGACACCGGCGCCACGACGCTCTGCTGGTGCTGGCGCGTCACCCGCAATGACGGGGTCAAGTTCGGCTTCACCGACCACGATCGCGATCTTGCCTTCGACGGCACGAGCTTCGAGGCCTCGACTGGCTTCACCGGCACGGAGATCGCGGGCGCCGTGGGCCTCAACGTGGATAGTCTCGACGTCGAGGGCGCGCTCAAGTCGGAGCGGCTGAACGAGGCGGACCTTGCCGCCGGCCTTTACGACAACGCGCTGATCGAGATCTACCGGGTGAACTGGCAGGACACCGAGCAGCGGGTCTTGATGCGCTACGGCAATCTCGGCGAGGTCGCCCGCGGCCGCCATCATTTCAGGGGCGAAATCAGGGGGCTCGCGCATAAGCTGCAGCAGCCCAAGGGACGCATCGTCCAATTCGGCTGCGACGCCGATCTCGGCGATGCCCGCTGCACGGTCGATCTCGACCAGCCGGCCTACCGCAGCGATGACGGGGTGGTGGCTAGTCTTGGCGCATCGCCCCGGATGTTCGACGCTGCGGGCCTCGACGGCTACGACAATATCCAGTTCACGCGCGGGCTCATCACCTGGCTGTCAGGCGGCAATGAAGGCCGCACGGCGGAGGTCAAGCTGCAGAGCAAAGCTTCGAGCGGCGTCTCGATCGAGCTGTGGCAGCGGATGGCGGAGCCGATCGGGGAAGGCGACAGTTTCCGCATCGTGGCGGGCTGCGACAAGCAAATCTCGACCTGCCGGGCAAAGTTCAACAATGTGCCGAATTTCCGCGGCTTCCCACATGTGCCGGGCAACGATTTCATGCTGAGCGTGGCGAGCCGCAAGGACAAGAACGACGGCAAAAGCCGCTTCAAGTGA